CTTTTTCAAAAATGAGATCTGCTCTCTCGGGGTGTATTCAGCAACTTGCTGATTCTTTGTAGCATCTGTATACTCCATAGAAAAGATTAACTTTAATCCTTCCTGTAGGGTTCTTTGATTAAACCAATCAAGAGCGGGGGATACAGCTATGATATGATCATCTCCGTAAAAGAATGGTCGTATACCATAGTGCCACAATCCAAGTAATTCGGTGCGCGAGTAACCGCGTTGAATACCTGTATAGATAAAGATACTGAATACCATCAATTTGTTATTCTCACTATTCTCCTCAGCAGTAAATGGATCTCCGGAGGGTTTTCCATCACTCCGAGCATATATGAGATTACCGTGCAAAGCAACAATAGTTAGGGATGCTTCCCAGAGCGTTCTACGGATTGAATCATGTAACTCATTCCCATACGCTCGGTGCATTCTATCACATATGTTCTTTCCAGTAATCTCACGTAATTCGCGGAATAACCGGATATCAAAACCCTTGAAATCACCACAAATGAAATTAGGGTTAACAATTTCATTCAACTTGATCCACATGTATTGGAAGTCCATTCCCTGGACATTGGTTCCAACCATTGAGGGACCAAGAGGTGCTTCCGTTTTTACAGTGTTCAGCCATCCTCCGAAGTACATTATCGTAACAATATACTGATCAAAGGGGCATACCTGTATGTAACGGGTTTTATTGAGTGTATCGATATCACTAATATCTCGCAATTCGTCTTTAGGGACGGTGGTATAAATCCAATTTGGAACACATTTCTTCTCCAAGAGTTCAATACATTCAAGTATTCTCTTCTTAAAGAATGGTTTTGGAACTAATACTTTACCCCAATCAGGCAAATAAGAGCGTTCTCTAGGTGTAAGATATCTATCGACACATTTTGGACATTCACATGCAGTCAATTTGGTCTCATCTCCACACTCACCAAGTTCCGGCGGGTATATGTCTAAGACTTTTCTTTTACCAACTCCAGGTAACTTGACCCATGGCCATCCCGGGCTAGTTGTTTGATTACAACCGTTCACATTA